CGACGAGTCTTAAGGCAGTTGTAGAGTTTCGTGACTCGAACGATATTTGGTACTGGAAGGGAAGTTCCATTGACTCAGGGGCGGATTATGTAGATGACACCTGGTATAAGGTAGAGGTTCGATTTCTGTCTACCACATGGGGATTCACAGTTTATACTGCTTCTGGTTCTGTTGTTGTCTCCGTCAATGGCATATCATACGGTAGTGCTTCAGTAACATACAGAGATGTGATGCTATATTCCGCCACTGCAAGCGTCGGCATCTGCTATTTTGACCTAATTTACTCATTCAAATACGCTTCGGTCGAGCCGACGTTTACTTTCGGGACTGAGCAGACAACCTACCAGCGTACTGTAGGCTTTATCATAGGATGAGCAATGATTTTGAGAATCAGGACTCAAAGGGTAGTGGATTGCCCAAAGGAAAAGAGAATAGCCCCCATCACAGCTACCGCTGCTGGGGCAAATCGCGACTAGCTTATCTGCAGGAAGTGCAAGTATATCAGGAAGCAGACATGTTATAGCATCCAATGCGGTTATCTGAAGCTGTAATGGGATAGGATGAACAATAGCAATGCGTCACGAATTACTCAAAGAAGACGGCTATCCGTTACTAAAAGAGGATGGCTATGCCATTCTGCTTGAGTGGATTAGTCGGCTAAAGAGAAACATGACTTTTCTACCAAGGCGTATATTCCTAGCTGTCGGTAACCGAGCACAGTTTGAACAGCAAATACGGCCGACCTATAAGGAGCCCAAACGATGATAGGGAAATTGCGGCATCGGCTGACGATTCAGCGTCCAGACAAGGAATACAATGCTATCGGCGAGGAAATAATCAAATGGACTGACATTGCGACGGTCTGGGCTGCAATCGAGCCATTGAGGGGAAGCACATACTTTGCTGCCAGACAGGCAAATGCCGAAGTTACTGGCAAAATCACACTTCGTTATCGTGACCTCAAGCCGACATATAGATTCCAATGGATAGACCACAGTGGTAAGACAAGGACATTCAATATCGTGTCTATCATAGACCCTCAATCGAGAGGCAAAGAAATACAGGTCTACTATAGCGAGGCACTAGATTGATGCGGCTTGAAGGCATAGACCAATTAAACCTCACCGTGCAGCGGGTTGCCGACAATCTTCAGAAAGGCTGTGAGGTCGCAACTCTGAAACAGGCACGGCTATTGAAATCCCGTATCGAGAGCAAAATCAATCGCGGGCCGACGGGAAATTTGAAATCGGCTGTCATTGCGAAGCTCGTATCTAAAAGGGGACAGAATCCAGTCATCGCAATCGCAGGCATAGACCGAAGGAAAGCTCCCCATGCTTGGCTTGTTGAATTCGGCGGGCATGACATACGTTACCCGTCAGCATCGAAGAGTTACACTGGACGCAAGAGTCAAGGGGCAAAAGCACTAAAGACGCCTTGGGGATTCAAGGCATGGGTGCGCCCGATGAGGGCACATCCCTATCTTCGACCAGCGATTATTGAGTCAGCCGATATTATTAAGCGTGAAATCATTGATGCCTGTCGGGCATCACTGAACGAAACTCTAGAGAAGGCAATATGATTGAGCAAGCATTGTTATCGCTATTGCTAGACGATGATGACCTAAAAAGCGTTGTCGGTGAACGCATTTATTACAACTGCGCGCCACAGGATGTTGAACCCCCCTACGTGGTGCTGTTCAAGGTCGCAGGGCCACGCGAACATTCGCATGATGGCTCGTCTCATTTGGCACATCCGCGACTTCAATTCTCCGTCTTCGCGGATACATATATGGCAGCAAAGGAGGTGACACAATGCATTCAAGACGTTTTAGACGGCTTCCAAGGTGAATCGGAGGGGGTGCAGATACAGTCGTGCTTGTACATCAACGAGGTCGATATGTATGAGCCTGACATTGGGCTGCACCATATAGCGTCTGATTATGAAATATTTCACGAGGAGGTATAAAAATGGCAAAAGGAATTGCAGCTCTAGGAACCAAGCTATTGAAAGGCAGCACGCCCATTGCGGAGCTCACCAACATCAGTGGCCCGAGATTGACCGTTGACCAGCTCGAGGTAACAACCCATGACTCAGAGGGGGGATACAGAGAATATGTTCCTACTCTAAGGGTTGGCGGAGAGGTCTCAATCGAGGGCAACTTCGTGCCGACAGATGAAGGGCAATTCGCGCTCTATGAGGCCTTTAACGACGGCACATCCGACACATATACTATTCAGTTACCACAGTACTTGGGGTCATGGACATTCGATGCCAATGTGGCCGCATTTGAGATGGGCGCGCCATTTGAAGGCAGATTATCCTTCAGTGCAACGCTGAGAATTACCGGCCCTAGCGAACTGACAGTGGGTGTGTCATGATAAGCGTTCCGATCAAGCTCGATAGAGAGCGCCAGCTACGCCTGACCTTGGGTGCAATGGCAGCCTTCGAAGCGGTCACTGGCAAGAATTTGCTTCAAGGTCTAGATATAGCCCAATTCTCCGCGACCGACATGAGGGCGCTCATATGGGCCTGCCTGATACACGAAGACCCGACGCTTAAACTTGAGGATGTCGGTAAAATGGTTGACGTTGCGGATTTGCCCGTGATTGCGGAGAAGCTAGGTGAATTGTGGAACAAATCAGTTCCCGCCAGCGACCCTTTATCAATGAGCCCATAGAACCGCCGCAATGGCTGGATTTATGGGCAATCGGAATCTATGATTTGCGGCTTAAATCAAATATATTCTGGGGGCTCACGCCTATCGAGTTTCATGCTCTTATCCAGAGGCATATTGCTGCCGAGCGTAGGCGAGACAGCCGCACGGCATTGATTTGCGCTGTTCTGGCTAATATCCACCGAGACCCAAAAAGGCAGCCGTTTACGATTGACGACTTCATGCCGGGGAATAAACCATCCTCTGAGCCTCAGGAGCTTTTGGAGCATATTCGAGCATGGAATCGGATGATGGGCGGGAAAGAGACTAGGAGAACATAATGGCGAATGAACTAGCAAGGCTTTTCGTCGTAATTGGAGCAAAAACTACAGACCTCGAACGAGGGCTGGCCAAGACACAACAGTCGGTCAAACAGCTTGGCATCTTAATGACCGCCGTCGGGACGGCGGTAACAGCCAGCCTGACTGCTATGACCGTGAAGTGGGCACAGGCAGGCGACCAAGTCGCCAAGCTATCTGCTAAGACGGGGTTCTCCGTTGAGACGCTATCAGAATTGAGGTACGCCGCTGATTTATCGGGAACGTCTGTCGAAAGCCTTGCTGTAGCGATTAGGCGAATGCAGGTTGCCATTACAGAAGCGGGCAAGGAAACCTCGACTACTGCCCGGTACTTAGGCTATTTGGGCTTATCCTACGAACAGCTTGCAGCCTTATCGCCTGAGAAGCAATTTGAGCTAATTGCAGCAAGGTTAGCCGACCTTGAAGACCCGACTTTGAAGGCTGCCGTTGCGACAGCGATATTCGGGCGGTCTGGAACCGACCTGTTACCAATGCTTGCTCAGGGTTCGGAAGGGCTTGAGCGCATGCGAAGTGAAGCGCAAAGGCTGGGCATTGTATTCACTGCCGAAGGTGCCAAGAAAGCCGAAGCTTTTGCCGATTCAATGAAGCAACTTCGAGCAGCTATATCAGGTCTGACGGCCAACATTGGCGAAGCGCTTGCGCCGATAATAACAAAATTTGCGTTGGCCATCTCGTCGGTAATCGAAAAGGTAACAGCATGGGCAAAGTCGCATCCTCAATTGACCAAGGCACTGAGCACACTGGCGTTGACGCTTGGCGTTGCCACAGGGGCAATGGGCGCTTTCATTCTAGTTCAGCAGGCATGGATTCGCATTGCGCCGATGGTCGGGATGGCTTTTCACGCAGCGCTTGGCCCGATAGGGCTTGTTACACTGGCAATATCGGGTGTTGTAGCCGGTGTTACGCTGCTTATAGACAAAATAAAGAGCCCTGCCAAGAGAGCGATGGAGGATTTTAACCGAAGTGTCAAAGAGCTCGGTGATTCAATCATCAACGAACTTGGCACGGCATTGAATAATCTGAGCAGTCAGGTAATGGAGACCGCCTCAGATGTGGCATCAGCCACTAAGAAGCAGCAAGATGCAATCGAGAATTTAATTTCGTTCGTTAAAGGTATCGAGGCTGAAGGAGTTGAGCTTGTTCCTGAAGAGATTCTAGATACCATTCGTGAAATAAATCCCGCACTTGCGGCACAACTGGAAGCAATAAACGAGAACATCAAGATGGTGCGCGGGCAATATGACCAACTGGATGAGACTCTTCGGGAACGAAGGATTGCGGAAATTCAAGTTAAGCTCGGCAAGGTTATCTGGGAAGGGCAACCAGTTACAGAAGAGGAAAAGAGGCGGTTGCTAGACGAGCTTGCGGGACTCCTCAGCAAAGACTGGAAAGCACTAATTAAGAAAAATGCACCTGACCTCTTGAGTGTACTTGAAAAGCAAAAGATTGATTTAACCGCTGGACTAAAAGACCAGCTGGTGGTCTGGCAACAACATTTTGACGATATAAAGAAAGGCTGGGACGGAACATATGAATATCTGAGGGATGTCATTATCCCAGCAGTCAATCAGGCTATTCAAGAGGGTATTATCACGGAGGGAATTGGCGAACAAATAAAAAAACAGTTTACAGGTCTGCTTCGTGAATATGAGGAAAGTCGTCCGCGATATACAGAGGAAAGTCCCGTTACCCATATGGCTACGCCGGAACGGCCTTTCTCAATTATTGCTACCGAAGACTTATTGAGGGCCATAAAGAAGGGGCAACACGGAATATTCGTTACAAAGCCGACATTAGCTCTTTTAGGAGAAGGCGGGCCCGAGGTAGCATTACCGACGTCCCTTTTAGCTTCCGTTTCTAATCGCAAAGAGCTCCATGTGCATATAGGAAGCTATCTTGGCGATGATGTAAGCCTTCGCAAGCTGGTAAGAGAATTGAAGCAATTCATTCAAGAGGATGATCGCCGCTCGACATTCGGACAGTTGAATAAGGGATGGTATTATGGGAGAAGCGCCATCTAGGATTAAATGGGAAGTCTGTGTCGATTGGGATGCCACAGATTGGTCTGATGAGCCTGACTTTTCACAAGACTATGACCAGATTTCGGGCGATGTGGACGTTGATGGTATCACATATGTAGGCTGGGCACGAGGCAAGCAAAGGGAAGAGGGCAACGCCCCGGCGGGAACGTGCGAGATACGACTCAAACCTGGCCTCTGTCAAAAGTATTCGCCGTTTACTAACGGAATACTCAAGGGCAAGATACGTCCCTGGCTGCCTATTAGAGTGAGGTCGTATTTTAACGGCGAATATGTCACCCAGTTCACGGGATTTATTTCAAGGATAACAATTGACCCTCACCCTGATGTTCAATCGGTCATATTCTATTGCACGGACGGCACCGACCTTTTGGCGAGACAGGAGGTTACACAAGACACGACAAGCAAGGATTTGATGTCTGACGGGGCGGCCGTCGAGCGCATTCTCGATACAGTACGCTGGAATGCGAACCGCAGAAGCATAGATAAGGATGGGGGGAGCGACTTATTAGCCTATCCAAAGTGTTACGAGTACTAACATGGCGACGAAAATCTATAACGTGTACGATTTGCAGAATATCAACAATGCTCTGTCTGGCGATTATGAACTTGCTAATGATATAGATGCTTCTGCGACGTCGGGATGGAATTATGATGATTCTTTGGGTCAATATTTAGGATTTTCGCCCATAGGTCAATACGGCACCCTTTATCGCTTCCCGTCGAGTGACATATCATCATCTGGAAGCTGGATCCTATATCCCGAGGATGGCATATTTTACACAAAGCTAAATAGTGAAGACTGGTCTATGACCGATTATGTACAAACGAGCGTCAATGGCTCTAAATTTCTATGCGGCATCAAAACTATTGATTATTTACCACCGAATGTATCAATGGCTATCACAGTAAAGGTTCCAGCTAAACGAATTGGCGGAACAGCATCACTTCGGGCATCAGTAAGATTACTAGGGACAGAATATTGGTCTGGTTGGAAGACCGTTAATACATCGACATCTGCAATGCTTTGTTCTTTCACTACATGTCCCTTAACTGGGCTTCCTTGGACTGCTTCTGATATTGCACTTATCGATGCTATCGGCGTTGAAGTGCAACTTTCATCCTCGACCGTACGCATTACGAGTTGTTGGATAGAAGGCAATTACGTTGTAAAGTTCACAGGTACACTCGACGGCAAAGGACATAAAATAACTAACTTGTATATAAACCGGCCTTATTGTACCTGCGGATTATTTGGTTATGTAACTGGTGGGTCTATAAAGAATATCATCATGCAAAATGTGAATATCACAAGCGGGACTTTTAGTTACGGTTATTGGCATTGGACAGGAGCGCTCGCCGGCAGGATATATACCGATAGCGGTGAACCGGTTGTCACTGTGACTAATTGCTCATCCTCTGGCGATGTCACTGTTGGCTCTAACGGGGTTGCTGGCGGATTGATAGGAGAAGCTTGTGATATTGAAATGCATAATTGTCATTCGAGTTGTACCGTTACGGGACATATTGTTGGAGGACTTGTCGGCTCTATTACAGAATACGATGGTTATCTAGATATTCACGATTGCTATGCCACCGGCAATGTTACGTCTGATTATCAGGGCGGTGGATTTGCAGGTAACACCGAGGCATCAACCCCTCTTTATTCATGTTATGCAACTGGTAGCGTAAATGGCTCTGGAGCATTGGGCGGTTTTGTCGGTATTATTTATCGTTGCAACATAAGTAAATGCTTTGCCATTGGCAATATTTTAGGTACATCCCTACTATCTGGTGGAGGTTTTGTAGGTGCCCTTCAGTATTCGTCCGAATATATAAATATAGAGGATTGCTATGCTAGAGGATCAGTGCAACTAGATAGCCCAACAATGGAGTGGTGCGAATTAGGTGGATTTGCTGGTTCATCGTATTTTTCTGTAGAAGGGAATCGAACTATTAGAAATTGCTATTGTGCTGGATTGGTCAATGGTATTGGTGAAGATGTATGGCTAGGCGGTTTTTGGGGTCGGAACGATGATATTTACGGCTATCCCATGACATTTAATGCCTGCTTTTGGGATAAAGATATATCCACACAAAGTTCGGCAACTGGATATGGCCCATCAATTGGGATAACAGGCAAAACCACAGCCCAGATGAAAGCACGCCCAACGTTTACAAACGCAGGATGGGATATAGCCGCAACGAATACAAGCCGAAATGACGGCTATCCATTTTTGGCCTGGGAACTTGGCAAATCAGGAACGTGGTTAATCTATGAGTACACGCCACCGCCGTTAAGTCCGCGTAACCAAAGGCCAGTGCAGGATAAGGTAACACTGGAGGCGATTAGAAACATAGAAGTCACAGCAGGCGGGCGGTTTTTCGTTGACCGTGAAGGTAGGGCAGTCTATCGCTCGAGATATGCGAGGAATAAGTGATTAAGTTTCAGGCATCTGATTTTCAGGAATTTAGGTTAGATTTATCTGACCGTGAAATCTACAACGATATTCGGTCGGAATGCGATATATGGGAAATTCTACAATTAAGGCCAGATACGACCCCTGATTATTATGAGAGGCTGTCGATGACGCAGACTAAGCGCATAGCGCCGTCGAAAGGGTCGAAGGCGAGCGTGGCTGTATTTGATTTTACCGGGCAAGCTGGCGAGTCTGGAGTGTATTTTACTAACGCCTATATATCGAACATGTTTATCCCGCCGATAAGTGGGCTATCTCAGAGTCAATGCGAATCAATCGAGGAAGGTACGCGATTTCAAGGCCAGTATGAGAATGGACTCTGCTATGTGGGGATACGAGAGTCGAAGGTGCGAATATATGCGACAGATTATGCTAGCGACCACTCCGAAATGTGGGTATATGTGCGCAACGAATATGGGCTATATGGGCAAAGCCTAGAATTAACGGTCGAAGTTACCGTTACCGCCGAGTATTATCGCCTAAACCCAGATAAAAGATACGTTAAACTGCGTTCTGTCAACGAGGACAGCATCAGAAAATATGGCCGACGCGTAATGGACATTCAATGGCCTATGGGGATAGCGCCAGCGGTTCAGCAATCAATGGTCGACCATTATTGTGCTCGGTACTCAGAGCCGGTCTGCATGTGCTCGGCGACCATTCTGGGCAAAAAGGATGAGACCATTTCAGATTTGATGTCGCTAGAAGTCGATGATAAGCACGAGTTTGTGCATCCTGGATTAGGTATGGACGAGCAGTTTTTCGTCAATCAAATTCAAATGAGCCACGCGGTGGGTAGCGTACTAGAAGCCACAATTGACTTGGAACAAGTGAGAGACCTAGAGCGGGTATCATTCTTTATCGTCGGGCAAAGCCTGATAGGCGGCGATGACGTTATAGCACCATAGGAGGCAAATATGGCATGGACAGAACCTAAGACATGGGAAGACGGACAGAAGATAACGGAAGGCGAGCTAAATCAGCAAGTAAGAGATAATGAATTATGGCTGAAGGAAAATATCGAACTTGGCACGGATGAAGTGCTGGAAATTAGTAATGGCTCGATAACGATAACAAAATCATTTCACACCGTGGATACAGAGGAGGAGGCTCCCGAAGATGATCTTGATACGATTCTAGGTGCAGACAGCGGAAGATTATTGATTATTCATTCGGCCAGTGCGGACAGGGCCGTTATACTGAAAGATACCATCGGCAATCTCATGCTGGGAATGGATATTGTGCTGGATTCTCCAGATATCTATCTTGTGCTGATTTATGATTCGCAGGGCAAGTGGCATCCGCTGTTTATACCAGCCGTCTATTAGAGAGGCATGCCTCCTAAACAGTATGGCCGCC